AAACAAGCTACTTATCATAGACTACCCCAAAAAGCGCCCTCTAGTCGTTAAATGATGTAGAGAAACTACACAATTCTCTACCTTTCTTAACCCCTCCCTCAATTATGGATTTTGACTTCATGACCTCCTTCCTGGGTGCGCCCAGGTGGGGCCCGTCACAAAAGGCGAAAAAGCCAATTCCCGATCCCCAGGATGTCTTTTGCAACCCCCAGAAGCTAGACGTCGCTCTTAGGACCGACATTGTGGAGAATTTCATTCGATACAACGCAGCTCGCCGCCTTGCCATTGCCGAGAAAGACGAGTTCACTTATGATTCCAGATACGAGCTTCTCCGGTCCACCAAGGGCCTCCAGTCTCTTTCAATGATGAAGACATCAACTGAGTTTCTTCCCATCATCATGATGAAGATTCTGAACGCATCTGAGCGTCCAGTCCACAGGCAGGACCTCGACAAGAGCATAAAGAGAGCCCTTGATCTGGTCTACCAGAATGCCAAGGTGCAGATGGAGTACAACCTGAGCGTCATGTCTGAGGGATGCCAGGAACAGGTTTCCAGTGAGAAAGCTGACTACCTAGGACGCCTGAGAACAGTCGGGAAAGAGATCCCCAGCCTCATCGAGGCCTACTACCTCCTTTCTGAGGTAGTCGACAAGATCCCGAGTGGTCAGATTCCCGCCGGTATGAATCAGCCGGAAGCTGTGGCTAACAGGATTGAGGCTATCCTGGATTGGGAGACGAATAAGGCCTCAATTGACCTGTATGGGGTCAAGTTCTTCTGGTCTGGAGACATCTGCATCATCGAGGTTGACTCTGTCCAGTACCTTCTTCCAATCATGGCCATTGTTGAGCTCCAAAACAAGGTGGCTGACCATCTCTCTGTTCTGCTCTATGCTTGGACAGCCAGGGGGACCTACATCGAGGACTCAGCCTACCACGATACCATTGCCCTGCTGAAGGAGCTGCATTCCAGGCACTCTATCTATCCCCTCAGTTTCTTCTCCGTAGCAGGAGCCCTGGAGGCTCTTGGGACTGCTGTCCTCATCTCAAGGCACGACGACTGGTCGAATGGCCCAAATTCAGAGTTTCTCGAGTCTACTCTCGCGGACCTCAACCTCTCATGCCGAGCCGTGGGAGATCCTGGGCTTACACCGGAGTCCCCTCTCGTTCGATGCCTCACACGAGCCTCATCTCCTTTGGTTGCGGAGTTGTGCTGCCTATCGAAGATGTCTGGGCACCCCCTGACCTCCATCGAGAAGGGCATGGAGAAGCTCCATGAGAGAACTACCAGGCCTAGGAGAGTCCAAGTAGCTGCTGTGGCATATACGACTCAGTCGGTCAAGAAGGAGTTCCTCAAGGAGTATTTCACAGACAACGGAGAGTACCCTCCCAAGATCACCATTGGTCAGGCCTGCAACATCAGGCTGAAGTCAGCCCTAACACTAGGCAAGGACATTGATGACCCAGCGCTCGATTGTTATGGAACCTACAGTATGGAAGATTTTGCTCTCATCACCATCGGAGAGTTCGAGAGTCTGGATTACCTGGACAACATTCTCCCGTATCTGAAGGACACTGCCTCGAGTATTACTCAGTCTCGCGTCTGGAAGGACTACATTGAGAACAATTCTCAACCGGACCGGAAGGACATGAGGTTCCAGAAGATTCTTCTCATGTACGTCATGGGGAGTGAAGAAGAGATTGACCACGTGACTTTCGCTCACGAGTTTGAGAAGTATGGCTCCGAGATAGAAGACTTTATGGAGCAGTTCGCCATCAGGCTAGTGGCTAAAGAAAAAGAATTGAAGCTTCTGGCTCGCCTATTTGGCTGCATGACGTACAAGTATCGAGCTGTCAACCAGATTGTTCTCCGCTTCATGCAGAAGTTTCTGAGAAGGTACTGCTCCAGCCAGGCTATGATTGTCACTGAGCTTGAACTAGCAAGGAAGCTCTCAGTTTTCTCCAAGAAGAAGAATCTGGGTACCGGGATGCGGTCTTTCACCATTTGCATGGATGCTGAAGGTTGGAATAACGCCTTCACTAAGGAGACCGTGGCCGCCCCCCTCAGAGAGACAATTGACCGCATGCTTGGAAACTCGATGGTCTCCAGGCTCCACGAGGCCTTTGAGTACACCACCTTCTATGCACAGGAGAAGGGGAGAGTGATCTACTATCATGGACAGAACGGAGGGATCGAGGGCCTCCAGCAGGGAAGCTGGATGCTGGTCTACGTGCACCAGATTCGATATGCCCTAAGGGACTGCCCATATGAGTACGACATCCTCATCAAGGGGGACGACGTAAGGGTTCGCTTTGAGATATCCAAGTCTCGTGCTCTACCTGGCTCAGAAGAGACACTCCTCTCCAACATCAGAGACAACCTCACCTCCGGTCTAGAGGAATTCGGCCACAGAATCAAGATTCTTGACTCCTACTACTCAGAAAATGTCCTGGTCTTTTCAAAGAAGATCTTCATTGAAGACGTCTCTCTGCCGAGCTCCTTCAGGCAGATCCAGAAGACATATGGAGCAAACAACAAGTTCATGGCCACGACAGATGACCTCGTCGGATCTGCTTACAGCAATGCTCACAGCGCCGCTGGTTATGGAGTGAACGTTCTAGCGCCGTATCTGGTCGCACTGTTCTGGTCGGCCATCCACATCCTGAGGATCCCCTTCTATCGGCGGATGCCTGATTCTGACCTTCTTGCTCTCATGATGACGCCTTCGGCTCTAGGAGGGTTCCCGGTAATCTACCTTCACAACATGTTCGTGAGGGCTGAATCAGACCTAGTTTCTGCTTTCTGCGGACTAGCTCTCTTCTGCAGGGAGAACCACTCAGCGCTCTATCAGAGGTTCAAGAGAGTGCTAGACTACAAGGTTGCCAAGAGATTGCCCTGGGCTCTGCTAGTCGCCGACCCATACGCAGTCCCAAGAGAGGGTTACACCAACCCTACAGGGACTATAGAGAGGGTCCTGAAGGATAAGCTGAGGCTTAGGGCCGTGAACCCCGTGATCAAGCACCTTTTCTCCAAGGAGGTTGACAAGTTCAAGGAGGAATTCATCAATGCGGTCACTTCGGCCGACATTTACGATGCCAAACTTGTGAATGCGATTGCTGAGTGCACAGACTTTGCAGTCCAGGAAAGGTTTCTCCAGAAGTTTGTCAGCGCCAAGACGATGATCCAGCACATCTGGTCCATGACTGAGAAGCAGAGAGAGATCCGCCAGCTTTGTGCGAGGCTCACGCGAGAGTCTAAGCAGAGGGACAAAGAGAGATCAGGTCTCCTCTCGCCACAAGCTGGGAAGCGCGTGGGAATAAACGCCGATGAGTACGACTGCCCCACAAAGATGGCCGAAGATCTGAGAGAGTTCGGGTGGGAGAAGCCAATTGAGGGCATCACCTACCCCCCCACACAGCACCAGGTGCGGGTCATCACGGCAGACGAGGTGGTGCTGAGGGATGTTCAGAGGTGTTTCGTCTATGAGATCCAGGAGGGCTCCGAGATGTCGCCGTTTCTACCAACTCCCCATTTCCATCGCTCGACATTTGACCCCTACCTCGGCCATTACACTCCGAGTGGGACCATAGGGGCCCCTCTGGAGATCGACACCCAGGATATCGTGGTCGGGATGGTGAGGAAGCTTCTGACTCTGTCGACGATGAGCCTTCTGGAGGACACGGCTGATCAGCCTCCCCGAAGCTTCACGATGTACGACCTGATACTGTACCTGCTTTCTCGGTTCACCAAGCTCTCGATTGAGGAGCTTCACTCCATGATCAACTGCCGGAAGAGCGGGACCAGGACTCACCATCTCCCTGCAAGGGGGTTCCGTGTCGGGATCATTCCCAACATGACGAAGAATCTCATGTCACACATCAGGAGCCAAGTCAACACGTTCCGCGAGCTGAGGGTCACCGGAGACAACTTCCGGATCAACTTCCTCCATCTGTTCTGCCACACCTCTGTGCTTCTGCACTTCAACTGGTTTCTCCCCAATCCCATCATGAACGTCGGGTCTTTCAGGTCGACTATCCCAGACTGCGACGAGTGCTTCGTCCCCATTCAGGAGAAGAACATGTACATGTTCGACAACGACATTCTCAACAACGACTCAGAACTCCCCGAGAACCTCATCTCCATGGCCGAACATGCCAACGACCTCATCAGGAGCGCCATGGACAGCGAAGAGCGGGAGAGCGATATCAGGGGCGTTAACGACTATGGCGTCCCCAGCGCCGAGGTCGCCTGTTCCGTGGTGGCATCGGAGTTCTTCTCATCAACTCTTGTGCACCACACCAGGATGGCTCTCGGGTTCAGGCTCATTAGGCCGACTGCGGATCGAGTGAAGGACGTAGTCATGCTCAAGGGGAAGGCGAAGAGGAATCGCGACATCACAGGATCGGAGCTGGTGAAGATCCCTAGTAAGATGCTCATGGAGAC